CATTAAAGTTTTTTAAAGGGATTGTATAATTTGTCTAGCACTCTTAGGATAAAAAATAGAGCTATCCCACAGCCAAATCCTATAATGAAGAGTAACCAATTAGTTTTTGCTTTCTGCTTTTTTTCTGCTTTATATATGTACTTATATTTCAGTACATCCTGCTTTACAAGTTGCGTTTTATATCTGTACTCAATTCTAGTTTGCCACCTGGTCTTAGGCACATAGATATTCTTAAAATTGATAATAGTATCTTTAGTTCTGATTACTTTCTCCCATATAATGGTATCATTTATCACCACCGGTATACTATCCACTGAGATTATTCTGATAGTGTCGCTATCCTGCACTATTTGCAGTCCAAACTTAACAGCTTTTTTGTAGTGGTATTGTGCTTTTTTAGCATCTGAGCAGGAGCCTAATAGGCATAGTGCTATAATTGGGAGGATGTATCTCATAAGTTCTCTAGCATTGTTATCATTCTAGGGCAGGGATAGATGTCTGATTTATCATGGCGTACACTATTGTGTGTAAATATACCTGCTTCACCCCTCAAAGCTCTTTTGTCTATATCAAATATGCTAGCAAAGTAATCTTTAGGGATATTGTACTGATCACAAAGGTAGACTAGAAGCTGTCTAGTGGACTCTATTTGTGCATCTGTGTACATTTGCCAGTATATGTGCCCTTTGTATGGCTTGTCTAAGATAGTAAGCTGAGTATAATCAACTTTACCACCTACATAGTTATAGTAGTAACCGTTCTTTTTTGTAAGTGGTCCATAGTTACAGATCTCTATCCCTACAGATATCTTATCTAAGCTCCTGTAAGTTATTCCTGTTTCACTAAATACCTCTTGTTTAAGCCCAAGGTGATAGGCCCAATTTTTGGAGCTGAAGCACTGTACTATTGTACCCTTGGAACCAATGATAAAAGCAGTTGCTACCTTACCTACTTTCTGATTAAAGTATCTAGCTACAGATACAGCATCAGGTCCTCCTGCAGTATGGTGCAAATAGATCTGTTTCTTATCAGTAAGCTCATCTACGTATTGATCTTTAGATAATCGGTGTTGTATTATCTTGGTTATGTCTAAGTCCATTGAGATCTGTTTTAATTTCTTTAGCCCTGGCAAATAAGTTTTTCATACCCTGCCAAATATCTATACCTTTCACTGCTTTGTAATTTTCATTTATGCTCATCACTTCTATGCTCACCAGGATCAGGCTAAGTATTTTTGTTAGCATTAATGGCACTGAGAAAAACTTTAAAATAATATCATTAAGGATGTAATAATCTATCAGGTAAAACCCAATTACAGCCACCTCATAAAGCATTAATTTAGATATGATAGCAGATAGTCCACGTGATGTGATTGGTATCTTTAATTTCTTAGCCCTCCATACACCTGTAATAGTATCCAGCACAATAGCAAAACCAATTAAAAAAAGTATACCTGAGATAGGTAAAAAGAAAGATCCTATCACTGCTAAAAGTTGTATTATATATTGTTTAATTGAGGATAATAAGATGGCTAACTGTACTTTCATTAGAGTATAAGTATAGAGTTATTATATCCATTCTCTCTAAAGGTGCCACAGTTACCTAGGCAGGTTGTTTGCCATTGGGTGATACAGCTGCAGTTGTTAAACATAGGCCTAAGATCAGTATCCATATTAGCTGTAGATATGAATATAGGGAAGAGTGCTCTATTAGTTAGTAACCATCTGATAAGTCTCTGCTCAAAAAAACTAGCTTTCTGTGCATAGTGCTCCATTCCAAAGGCCACCTCATTACGAGATACACTAGCAGAGTAATCACCGTTCTGTGTTTGTAGTCCTTTGTTTTTTAGTTGGTAGGTAAGTCCAAATACTGCATCCTCAGCACTCCTCCAAGCTATCACTGGCTGTATAAATTCTACTAACAGGATCTCATTAGGAGTAAGCAAAGTATTATTATACTGCCCTAGCAGATAGTTATAGAAAGTAGTGCCTAAAATAGGTTGTACTCTTAGTGCTGCCTGAGTAGCTATGTATGGTGTTACATCTGTTACATCTACATTAGCTGTAATAGGAGTATTAACTTTTAAGTAAGTTTCTGTTATGAAGTATAGCATTATACAATGGGGTTAGTAAGTGGTGGCAAATCAGCTAAAGCTCTTATCTCATCAGGTGTCATGTTATCTAATATCTTTTGAGCTACTGTAGGGTGCATAGCACTAATTAAGTTATTTATTCTAGAAGCATCCCCCTCTAATTCTACTATACTCTCATCTATTATCTGAAAGTTATTGATAGTAAATTCTGCAGGTATCTTAGCAATGGTTAATAGCTCATTAAAGATAGCCATAACACAGCCTCTTAGCTCCATTACTACATTCTTTTCAAATATCACATAAGCCTGCTTTATATCTGCACCACCTCCAAGGCTTCCTGTGGTACGTACTCCCATTAAGATAGGATCTATAGTGTGAGCAAAGCATATCTGCTCTGTGTTAAGCTGTGAGGCCTCCTGAAATAGCTTATCATTACCATTGGTAGGTAGGCTTTCTATCTTAGGAAGTTGATCCTGTGAGTTAGCAAAGAAAGCAACAGCTTTACCTGCATTAGCAGCACCTTTCATCCTATCAATAGTTTCTTTAATCATGTGCTTCTCCTCTTCTGATTGTGGCCTCTTAGGAAACATCATAGCAAAGGATGGGAAGATACTATTTTGGATATTACTTTTAGCAAAGTAGCTAAGTTCACCTGATAAGAAAGCAAAGTTAAGAGCTGAGGTGTATTGTGGTAGTGAGTAGTAATCTTGCCCTAGTGATTTAATTTCATAGCAGTATAACTGCTCATAGTCAGGGCAAGCAATATGATAAGGCTTGATTTCTTTAATTTCTATGTTAGTACTCCAGTCATCACATAAATAGTACATATCATTAAACCTAGATATCCTTACTTTCTCAGGTGATACATTCTCTATCTTAAGTAATTTCTTTTCATTATCAAAAAACAGCTTAAAGTATACTCTATTGTGTACAATAAGTTGCTTAGTTACAGCCTTAACAATATGCCTTAATTTAGTTTTTCTTTCAAACATATAAAGCTGTAGCTTTTCAGGGGTAGTAAGTTTGTCAGTTGCCAAAGCAAAGCCACCACCTATAACTGCATTAGTCTTATAGTCTACTATGGCACCATGTAAGGGGCTAGAAAAATACATTTGATTAAGTAGCTGAGGATACAGGTTATCATTACCAAATCTCACCCACATATTAGTTGCATATCTACCATTAACATAGGGGAGTGATAAATCACCTTTACCTACAGGTAGGAATGGAGTGCTAAAAGATTGATATCCTTCCACCATTTCAGGTCCTTTGCTTTCTTTCTTAAATAAATTATTATACCATGCCATAGTTAATCGTATATTGAGGTGCCTACTGGCCCACTTACCACCATTCTACCCTCTTCTATCACCACTCCTGTGGACTGTGCAATAGTTAAAGGTAGTACATAGGGTACTGAGCTCTCATAAATTTGATACACAAACTGCCCTTGTTTTAAAATAATATCTACAGGCTCATTAAGTACAAAGAGATTGTACCTTTCAGGGTATAGGCTAGTATCAGCAGTAGTAAATAGCTGAGTAATGCTAGTAGTATTCATTTCATTTCTAAAGGAAAATAGATAGTGAGGGGTAGGTACAGTAGTTACCTCTGTTAAGGTAAGCACCACCTGGTTAATCACTCCCTGTTCAATGTATATCATACCTATATTATATGATGTTAGTCAAATGTTTAGAAATAAAAAAAGCCCCACAATATGCAGGGCTAATTTTGATAGTGTTAAGTCTATTAAGATATTCCGATAGCAGCTAAATTAACAGCACTCATATCAACTGTATAGGCTAAGTACTCATTCTCCGAAAGTAGAGTAACGGCGTATTTAGAACCATCTGCTCTAGCAGTACCTGATCCTTCAGCTACACCTGTAACTTGTAAGTAAGGGAAGTACCAATAAATTCCATTAGCATCTAAGATAACTGCAGTAAGATACTGCTGTCCTGATCCTAGAATTTTGATAGACCTAGACTTATCAGCTTCTCTGCGTTGAAACATTAAAGAGATAGTAGCAGTAACAAAAGATGATCCATTGATTAGATCAATAGCAGCCTCTTCTGTAAAGCTAGATGTATTTCTACGGATGTAGAAATTTTCAAATAATACAAGTGGAGCTGCTAAAGTGATATTTGTAATTTCCCATCCTGCAACAGCAGATGGATCTACTGGTGTGATAGATGCAATGTTATCTTGAGGAGTTATCCATATACCATAGATACCCCCACTGTTATTGTCGCATGATTTTAAAATGGCTTCGAGAGCCTGGCATGTACTTGGCATGATTTATATGTTTTATATAAAGGGGGTTGCCCCCCTCTATGAGTTAGTATTAAGAATAGTAAACAATTTGACCTGGATTAACATAGTTAAATCCTACCTTCATGTTAGCACGAGTTCTGATAACTGGCTCAGCAACAGTATCTGCTAAGTTCACAGCACGTAGATCAGATGGATCACCTTCACCATCAAAGGCAAAAAGTAAATTATCCTTCAAAGTGATTACAAAAGTGTTATTAGACATCCCTGGACAAAGTACTATTTTGATACCTAAGTAAGTCAAAGATAGATCCTGTGTGATAAATGCATTAGTATTACCACTAGCTACACCTAAACGGTAGATGTTTACTAATTGAGTAGGCATATAGATACGTAAGTCAGCAGTTCTAGAGGCAATAGAAGCAGGAACCAAAGCAAATGCTGCCTCTAATTTAGCACCTAATTGACCAACTCCTGAGAATGTACTGATAGCACCTGTACCACCTGAGATAACAGGAGGGGTAGGAGGAATAGTTACAGGAGGAGTTAAACCAGCTCCAAGCAAAACCTCATAACCATCACATAAATCAAGTGGAGCTATACCACCTGTATCACCTTGCCATCTTAAAGACTCAATTTGTCCATTAACTGAATTAGCCATCTCAGACCAGTAGAAGTTAAAGAAGTTAGCTACTGTGAAATCTCCATTAGATCCTGCTGCCATTTGTAAAGATACAAAAGACTGCTCTAGATCGAATTGACACACCTGAGCCATAGCAGAAAGAGCACATACGTCTACCTCTATTGAGCTTAAGTCATCTGTGTTAAGGTTAGGGAAGTTACAAGGGGATGCAGCTAATAAGCCTGTACCAAAAGTAACTGTACCAATTTTTGTTTTATACTTAATACCAGGTAAAGTACGAAAGTTATCTGCGATCTCAGTACCTCCTAGGTAAGCCTGTGCATAAAATGCCTCAGCGTTTGGTGCAAGAGCTGCACTTTGGTCAATTGTTAAATCAAATCTTAGTTTTCTCATTTTTTTTTTTATTTGTTATTGTTAAATTTATTAAACATACTTAATTTTTGCTGTGCGCTCAAAGCCACAGCCTCCTCCATAACCTCCTCTTCACTATCTACAGCTAGAGCCTCTTCTAATTGGGCTTTAAGATCTGCTATCATAGCTACTAAATTATTTACTTCTGCATCTAGGGCAGGCTTAACTATTGCTAGTATTGCCTCTGCATCTAGGACAGGATCTACAGCCATAGTCTCTTCCTCTACTACTTCCTCTTCTACTACTGTATCTTCTAGGGCTACCTCTTCAGAGGCTTCCACTACTTCAGCATCACGTATCTCAGTAATCTCTCCGTCTACTACGACATAGATTTTACCCTCGATAGTGTGCTCTCCATCAGGTAATTTGTTCATATTTATATCTGTTTTTAATTGTGTTACCTCTTTTAATTTCATACCTAAGTATCCCTCTATTGAGAAACCTACCTGATCATTATCTACTAAGTGATTATAGTACTCTACATCAGTTACCTGTGCTGTTACCATTAGTGTACCTGTAGGTACTTCTATACCAAAGCTAGAGTATGCCTTATCTTTGAGAGGGCTATCTACAATCCAGGCTTCCAAAATATATGCTGGCACTGTTTCAGTAGTATCATGCTCTAAATTGAACAAGTCCTTGTTACTCATATCACGCATAAACTTTGCATGAATTTTCTCTATCTCCTCAATAGTAAATTTAACATAGTACTCTTTGCCATCCTCATCATCTTTACGATAGATCTCCATAGGTATAAGAGCAGGTGCTACTATTCTATATTTGACATTATCTTTGAATATCATTTTTTTAGCTTGACTATTGAAAGCCATACCCATAACTTTGATAGCAGGAGTAGAGGTAAAAGCAATCTGCTCTATACCTAAGTCCTCCCCATTTTCAGAGTATTCAGGATCAATCGTAATTTTGTATATTGGTAAATTATCTTTAGCCATACCTATATTGTAATTATTCATATATTTGTAAAAAAATTAACTATGATAAATTTATTAGGTAGGGACATCCCTAACAAAGTGGATGAGCTGACTATTGAGCAGTTTGAACTCATCACAGAAATCAGCAATAACCAGGACATTGATCCTATAGATAGGTACCTGCAGATATTCACAGCTCTAGGTATCCCTGAAAAGGAATTTTTTGACTATGATGTAGCTGATTTTATTGCTATCGTAAAGGAGTTTAATGATGGAAATAATAATACTAAGCCATCTGATCCAGTAGGTACAATAGAGCTAGATGGTTACACCTATACTGCAGAGCTAAAGCTGACAGTAAGAGAGACAAAGATAATAGAAAAGATAGCTATTAATAAACCTAAAGGTTACATCTCTGATATCTTAGCTGTTATGTTTAAAAGGGATGATCTTACCAATGCTGAGCACTATGCTGAGGCACACTTAAAATTAAAAGCTAAACTAATCAAAGGCCTTACTGCAGATATAGCCATCCCTTATCTTATGTTTATTGCCAACAAAATCAAAGCACAAGTCCCTGAAGCAAATGAACCTATTACTACCGAAGCAGTGGATTGAGATATCTGTTGATAAGTTTATAGAAATATATGAGATAGATAAAGAGCTAGGACCTTCATACTATAATAGTGAAATACTCTCAATCATCACAGATGAGACTATAGAGACTATTGAGGATCTAGAGATAGATATCCTTAATGCTTACATTGACCAGTGCAAGTGGGCCTTATCTGAACCATCTAAGCAATACAAGCCAAAACTTTTTGGGATGCAGCTAAAGCCACTATCTAAGCTCACTGTGTTTGAGTATATAGATTTAGATTACTATTTCACTAATAACTATATTACTAACATAGATAAGATCTGTGCCATCCTGTACAGGCAATCTAAAGTAAACAGATGGGGGGAGGAGATACTAGAGCCTTATGACTATGACATTAGTGTAAGAGCTGAGAAGTTCTTAGACCTACCCATTACTGATGTGTATGGTATTATTAGTGAGTTCCTAAAGTTCAGGGAGAATTTTCTAAATGTATATGCTAATCTTTTTGGTGAGGTAGATGGTGATATTACTGCAGAAGAGAGGGCTACCCTAGATCCTGAAGAGATCAAAAATATTGAGCAGGAAAAAAGAGAGAGTAAGTGGAGCTGGGAACGTATGCTCTATGGTCTTACAGGTGGTGATATTACTAAGACAGAAGCAGTAGGAGCTCTACCCCTTACCTATGTATTTAATGTGTTAGGTATGAAAAAAGAATTAGACATCTAGAGGGAAGCCATCTATCCAAGTAGCAGGAGCTGCTATAGGAACAAATGAATAAATTAGAGACTTTTTTCCTTCATAAATTTTAGCTATATCCATGATCGGATATTTTTTAACAAGCCATTCAGTATACTGTCTGTAGATTTCAGCAGTAATACCTGCAGAGTTTAGCTCTTGTGTGAACTTTGCAACGAGTTCATAGGGTTCTATTCTCCCACCATTCCACAAATCAGCACCATTATTTAGATACATAAAGTAATACATGGCTATTATCTCTATTTCTATGTTACCTAAAGCAGGTACTTTGGCATTTATCCTAATACTTTCTACTAATGTGCCCTCTTGAAATAGGCCTTTACTCATAATTATTTTCTTTAATATGTTAGCCATCTTTCTCCTAGTAGGATAGAGCACGTTAAAGGTTGCAGATATAGGGTATGCCATCTTATAAATCTTTAAAAATATCCATACTATCATCTACTAGGATGATGCCCTTATCAGTTTCTACATGAAGTTGTGTATCATTTAATCTCTCAACAGGTCCAGTGATTGTATAGGTCTCCCCATTTATTTCAAACATATGCGAAAACTTTGTATATATCCACATTAGCTACATCTGCTGTATTTTGGCACTGCATAGCGAAGATGATATATTGATTAACATTTTTATTAAAGGTACTGGTTAGTATGGTTCCTGTGGTATATTCTGAGAAGGTAGTACCTACCATAGTGCGAAGGCTAGTGCCATCATAGCTGTAGTTACGCTCACAGTAACCCACGTAGTTTGAGCCTCCACCATTCATGGTGAACACCCCACTTATCAATGAGGCACCTGTTAAGCTGTTGGTAGTGTTGGTGTAGATCCTGCCATATATCTGCCCTAGGTTAGAAGTCTGTCGGTACATCCTGAATACTAGCTGTAGGATATTATTACTGTTTAAAGTATTGGCAGGTACTAATAGTGAGTGAGAAATAGTAACAGTGTTAGTCACTGATGGTGTGCCTAATATACCACTATATCCTAATAGCCTAGGTCCTATAGTTAGATTACCACTACCCACTAATGAGTTACCATTAACACTCTTAATGTTTGTAGTACTTACTAAAGTATCCTGCTTAGCATTTAGTGCACTTTGTAAATCAGTCTGAGTAGATAGCGTTCCTGTAATCCCTCCCCAAGTTGCACCACCACCACTGGCACCTGCTATTATCTGAGCCCCTGTAATAGTATTATTGACTTCCACTCCCCCAATGATAGAGGTGCAGTCAAGCATATCTGTTGCCTGTAAATTTCCAATATGTGCAGGAGCTGTTAGTCTCCAATTTCCCCACCATCCCATAACTATATTATATTATCGTTTGTATTTAGTTATATTGGCACTGCGCAATCAGTCCAGTCATTAACTGTAAGAGTGATAGTCATTTGATATCCTGCAGCATAATCTAGCAAATCATTATTGAGGGGTGAGAACGTAGGCACTCCTATTACATCAAAGCTGTAGTCATTGCTATCCATATAGTAGATGTATAAATCATTAAGGATCTGTTGCGTATCACTTAAGATAGTGATGATATTAGCTCTATCTTTTTGTATGATATCATAGCAGTAAATATCGAAGGTAAACTCTGTAGTATTTTCAGTAGGGATCACACTACTAGGTACAATATATACCAGGGGATACTTCTCATTTGCAGTAGCAAAGTTGTACAGTTGTTCCTTAAAATCACTCCCTACTTTAAAGACTTGTTTATGGGCTGTGTAGAAGGTAATGATGTGGTTTGTGATGGCTTGTAGTGAGTTCATTATAGTTCTGAGTTTTTATTTATACGATTAATTTTATCCTGGACTGATGTAACCTATGACTCTGATACTATAGCTGTCACTGTCATAGATGTA